GCTTGTCGAGTTCAGGAATAATAAATTCCTCGTAGAAAGCGGGATCTTTTGCAAAAGTCTTTGCATATCCTAGTTTATCGCCCTTTTTAAACTTACCACTTGTTACCCCTACGGTATATGTAGCACCATTTTGTTCAACGATACCTCTCGCTGCTGCCATACCGAGCAACCCGCTGTATTTGTTAAGACCGGTCTTAAAAGAAAGATACATTTCTGTCTCTAAAAACGGAGGCAAAAAGCGATTCTTTACAGTTAATGCCCTAAGTGTTGTACCGCTATATTTGTTAGCTTCAGCAAGCTTTTTATCATCAGCATTCATAGAATCGCCTTCACCTTCCTTCTCATGACGCTTGGCAAGCTGTACAAGAATACTTGCCATATACACAGGTCCAGAGCCACCTGCTTGGTTTTTTACTAGACTTGGAAACATTGATGCAGGATCATCATAGGTATGGTTAGTAAACAGAATTGTTACGCCAGCTTTAGCAGCTTTAAAAGTCAAAGTACGGAACATACTCTTTAGTGATTTTGCTCGAAGACCCATGTCTGAAGCAGATTTGTCCTTAGCTACATCGTCAAGTTCTTTTTGAGAGGCAAGGTTACCAAGACTGTCAATACTAATAATAAACTTACCTTTAGCATTATTCTCAATTATACTATCAAGTACTGCACTGACTTGATTGCGACACTGATCAATAGTGTCTACCGGTACGTATTTAACATTTTCTGGATCTAAGCCAACACCCTTAGTACTATTCTCATCAATAGCAATCTCGGTATCAAATATAACTGGAGTAAGACCTTTCTTCTGAGCAGTAGCAAGAATCTTATTTACAATAAAAGTCTTACCAGTCTGACTAGGGCCAGAAAACCCAGTTATTCTCCCCTTAGGTACACCACCAGCCCTACAACTCCCGCCAAGTATAGCGTTAAGAGCGTAGCATCCAGTATCAAACCACTCATCAACTTTACTAAGTGCATTTTCGTTTAAAAATGAAGCTTCTGAATTTAACTTGTCTAACGACGCAAATATCTTATTAAGGTCTTTACTCATAGTTCTAGTATAATAGAACGAATGTAAAAAACAAGGTTAAATTATTCGTCAAACAGCTTAATTACTTTTTCGTTGCCTGCAGCGCCAGCTGTTGCGGCTGTAACGGGAGCAAAAAGCTTTTTGTACTGTTCTAGTAAGCGAGGATCGTTGTCAATATCTTGACCTAAAACAATTCCGCTCAAATTATACTTCCATACAGTACCTTCGTTCTTTGACTTCTCACCAAGAAATTCTCTAAAATAAAGAGGGATGGTCTGTACATTAAGTTGGCCCTGCTGCGTAGGTTGTACATGTACAATAGCTGGATTTTTTACAGTAAGTGCAGTTTTATCCTGGCCGACTACTTCAGCTAGAATAGTTCTGCCAATATGGTCAATAAAAGTAATAATTTGTGATTTGTCGCTCATACAATGAATTTAAATTCAATAAATTAAAAATCAACTACTTTCTGCAAGTAATTCAAATAAATCTGTTTGAACTTGAGTACCGGGAGATTGTAGTTTCCAGTTAACAGCTTCATAAAAGCGCTCAATAGCAGAAAATATAATTTTTTCAAACATCATTTCATAATTAGGCAGGAATGAATCTTCGAATTCTTTTGGGTAATTATACTTGTAACCGATAACTGATATACCAAATTTATTAGGCTGCTGTGTATAAAAGAATCTAACTTTATCTCCGGATGATATCTTCTCATATTTTTTCCCTGTTTGATATCTATCTAAAAGCATATTGTAAAAGTATGCAGATTTAACATGAATAGGCATATGCTTAGCTGTTTTAAATCCGTCGCACTGAGCTGCATATTTCTCATAACCCTTAATACCCATTACAAAAGCTATATCCTCGACGGGTAATTTCTTAAAAATATCATAAGTTTCGTTAAACACTTTATTTGTCTCAGTCAAGTCCTTTGTTTTAAGCATCGTTTCAATAATCTTTTTTACGTACGGCTTGATAGGTGTAGGCATTGTTGTACGTACAACTTCAACCCCTGTATACTTAAACTTATCGCAGGGTATTCCTTCTTCATCCATTACGTGCAATACGTATCTCTTCTTTTGCAGAAAAAGCCCAACGTCTGCTATAGCTTCTCGTTTAAAAACAAACCTACAATCAGTAGAACCAAGAGCTTGTTGACCCCAGGTAATAATATTTTTATTTAAATAGTCTTCAATATCTTGTACCTGTTTGTAGTAATCTTCCGTAATCTTATTCTTTTTATCAAACATCTGGAGCCCTGTTCTTCTCACAATATGTTTAATTGAGATATAAGAGCTATCTGTATCGTTGTAAATAATAGGCGAATCTTTTTGTATTTCTTCATCTGTAAGATTAGCTTTTTCTTTAATATATTCTTCAAGTAGTCTATTCGATTCTTTGATAACTGCTTGGCCTGTTAATGTAATAGACTCAGCTAATTCGTCATCACCCAGCGGGCTATGCTTATTACCAAAGTAACCGTAAATAGTATTAATTAAAATCTTAATAGTATGCTGTGTAATATTAAGATTATCTACTTCGTGTTTGAGTGCGATGTAATCATTACTCGTTTTATCTGTGCTAGCTAGCTTTCTCTTAAGTTGTGAAAGTTTACGCTTAATTTCGACTCTCTTTTTATAGAAGTGATCAACAGTGATTGGTATGATGCCTTTTTCTTTTTGAGTAAAGAGCACCTTAGCTTTAGATATAGCTATCTTTTCTTTCTTGATGAAATCTAAGAAATGTTTATGGGATAAGTTAAATGTTTGACCGTTGACATGCTTTATGGTTATTTCATTTTCGTTTTTATCTACAATTGTTCCTACTTTTGTTTCTGGTGAAAGATTTAAAGTAATCATCACATTAGGATATAGACTATTAGCGTCAAACGATACAATATTTTCTTGAAAACCTTTTTGTGGCTCGCCTACATATGCCCCTGCATTCTGTTCTGCGTTTGTATTGTTTTTATTAAAAGTAGGTATTCTTTGATTGCGAGTACGAGCTCTTATAGCACACAGCCCTGTAATTACTGAGAGCGAGCCAAGCGCGCCTTCAAACGTAGTTAACCCCGCGTATGCAATCATTCTTAATAACTCAAGATATTGAAGTTTTTCCTCTAATCGAACTAACAAATTTACGTCTTGAATGTTATATTCAACAAACAAATCCCAATTATCATCTGCAAGACTAGTTAGATTTGTATCACCGTAATCAACTTTGTTTTCGCCTAACTCTAATTCACCAATTGCATCTAGCTTATATGACTCTCTTAAAACTGGACAAAATCTTTTATAGATATCGAGATAATCAACACAAGAAACGCCTTCAATATGCCAGTGTACTTGCTCTCTACCGAACTTACCTGTAAATACAATTGGTCTGATATAGCCTACCGGTGATAGCCTCTTTGTTTCGTCTTCGCCTAGAATACGAGTTATTCTATTAATAATATAAGGTAAATCGAAAAATTCGCTATTCCACCCGGACAAAATATCCGGGTAATCAGAGGTAAAATAATTTATAAATTTCGTTAAAAGTTCTTTTTCCGTTTTACAATGTATATAAGTAGCGTTCTCTTTTATAGTATGGTGCGGTTTTAATCCCCACGTTATAAAATGTTTTCTAATAGAATCATAAACAGTAATAATATTAATTGTATGGTTAGGGTTATCAGGTACGGGGAATTCATCTGGGCTATAAGTCTCAATATCAATAAAAAGTGTTCTTATAGGCTTCTGTGTAAATTCAGGCTTTTCGTTTTGCTCCCAAAATGTATCGATTAAAAATTGTTGCTGGATATTAATATTTTCGAATATTCGTGTTACTTTATTATCCTTTAAATACCTTGCGCGTTCAGCCTGATTCTTAAATTTCTTTTTCTTTAACTTGGTATTAAATATGCTGGTGCAGTCGGGATGATTATTTGTTTCAAGATAGATGTAGGGCTCAAATGTCGTATCAACAGCTATACGTTTTCCGTTTTCGTCCCAAGTAAATAGACGCATTAACTGATCCTTAGGCAAGTAGGCTACACCTCTATACATAGAAACTATTATATATCAAACTTTAAAATAAACAAGATTATTAAAAATGCAAAACTATTTTAAATAATACAATTGTGGAACAAATTGCAGCTACAAGACTTGTAAAGGTGCGTAATAGTTCAAGTTTATGATTATGCCTGTCAACCCAAATTTCGACTAAATCTCTTAGACGGCCTTCTTTTTCTAATTTTTTAATTTCTTTTTTTGACAGTTTTTTCATTCTTAATTATTGCTAATAATTTATTATAACATCTAAGCTCTGTTCTTGCAACCCCAAAATTTTTGAGAGCTTGAGTATTACTGTCATTGTAAAAGTGGTTTATAGTTTTTTCACCTCCAGGGGCTTGTAGATCTTCGATAATGTAAAGACCGCCTTTACTAACTCTTGGAAAAATTTCGTTGAAGCATAATAAATGGTGTTCATGAATATGGCTACCATCATCTATAACAATATCAAAAGGTTCGGGATCAAATCCTAAAACCTCAACAAGCCCCTCCCTACTTGATGTATCGCCTTTAAATAACTTTGTTCTCTTTATATTAAAATCACAAGGAACAATATCGAAACCATAAACTATAGAATTAGAAAAATATTCTGTTAAAACTTTTAAAGAAGCGCCAGGAAATAAAGGATCTGCAATACCTATTTCTAAAATTTTTAACTTTTCATTTCTTTTTTCTTTAAAAAGATCTTCATAAGCAAAAGAATATCCATGGCACTCTCTTACAGTAGTACCCTTGTCAGTACCGTGTTTAATACAAAGATCATTAAAAGTGCTCATTATTAAATGCCGTTTAATGCGTTCAAAAGCTTACGGTTAGGATCGCCATAAGGATATTTGTAGAGCTCAACATACTTTTCGATATTATCATCATTCTCTAGCCATCTTCCTTCAGCGGCTTTTCTAAATTTAGCACATAAGTTCATATATTTACCCTTTTTAGCTAAGGTTTCGTCTATCTGCTCTATCATTTCGCCTCCTGTCTTGAAGCGAATAGGCGCATTTTGATAGGTAACAAGATCTTGACAAGCAATAGGTAACCCCAAGCAACTTGCTTCAACATACTTAAGATCGCTTTTAGCCTTATTAAAAGTATTATCTTGTAAAGGTGCTACTAGCATGTTGACTCTTAAGTTATAAAGTTTTTCTGGATAATGATAAAGTTGCTGCCATGTATGGAACTCTAAGTCACCGTTCTGTACGTATGGTTTAAGTGAAAGCGGAAACGCGCCAAGAAATATCCACTTGTACTTGTGGCGAGTTTTAGCAATAGCCTCGCATACGTGGGCAAAGTCATCGTTTTGACCTACTCTGTTATCGACATCAAAATGTGCACCTGAGCCTGCATAAAGAATGCGAGGGCGGTCTTTAAATTCATCGTAATTTTCTGAAATACGCTTTTCATTATAAAAATTACCGAGCCACCACTTAGGTGGGTAATTAGGGATAACTGTAATATTCTTATTACTTGTCTTGCTCAAATAATAATCTTTCATAAAATCACACGTAACTGTAATTTCATCACACATCTCCATAATTGTTTGTGCAGTCTTACGAATCTCAGGATCAGTAAATGCTGGTTTAAACTTATTATATTCTGGAATATCTTCACTAAAAACTAAATCATCAATTTCATAAATTATCTTAAAGCCAATTTTTTGACTAAGCTCTTTGAGAAATTGTATAAATTTCATCTGGTGAATAGTTGCTTGTCTCTGAATACGAACTGTTTTTACATTTCTATAATAGTTGGGATCAAAGCACATAACAGTACTACCCTGAACAACAAGTTTTTGATGCGCATTTAAAAGATGTTCAGGCCATATCATTCTCCAAAATCCGCAGCCGCTGTAATCTGCATAATAGTTAAGACATCTAACTAAATCTAATTCAGGAGGGCGGGGGAGATCATGCCTCGGATCTACAGATCCAAGTGCTGAGGGAAAAGGATTTACAAACGGGGAGACAAATGGCTGCGTAAAGGGAGATTGAATCATAATTAATATTAACTATTATACTCTTTATAATCAACTCGTTTTGTAATGCCGTTACTTTTCTCTAAAAATATAACGTCGCCTGTTGCTGCTTTAATGCTTTCTTTTCTATGACTTATTACCATTATGCTTTCATTATATTTGTCAACACGTTCTTTTAGAATATTAATAACGAGCTCAACTCCTCTTTCATCTAGGCTCGAGTCAAAAAGCTCATCATAAATACTAAAGTTAAAAGAAACATCACCCTGTAAGCGTCTAATATCCATAAAAGTGAACAAACAAGCAAGATCAATATTCTTTCTTTCTGCACCGCTAAAATTAAAATATGAGCATTGTTTACCCTTATTATCTATAATTTCTTCCTCAAAATACTCATTAAATGTGCATACACAATTTGCATCCATTTTCTTTAAATAATATAAAAGTTTATTGTTAAATA